CCCTCACAGTTCTGCCATCATCTCATTCATCTCATCTGCGTTGATTGCTGCGTCGTCCCATGCCACACCGTCATCGGTCTTGCCTAGCATGCGTCCGATCTGTCCATCACACATGCAGCGTTGGAACTTCTCCCATGGTGTCTCACCCTCAGCGAACTGAACACATGCCTTCGCTGTGTTGTACAGGAACTCATCGTTGCCAATCCAGAGGGAGGCATTCCAGGTCTCGTAGTTTGCCCATCCGTTGTATGTGGTGTTGGATGCTGTCATGTGATGTCCTTTGTTTGGTATGTACTTATTATAGCGGGTGGGCAGGCGTTGCCTAGACCAACAGTGCCAGCTCTTGGGTTGTCACACTGGAGATGTCCTCTCCTTCATAGACCCGCACCCATGGGATGGGGTTGCCTGTGGTGAGTTTCCAGATCATCTGATCGCCTTCCTGCTCCTGCTGTCTGATCGCTGCGATACGATAGGCGGCAGCAATGGTAGGGGCATAGTCAGCACCGTACTCGTCAAAGGTGCCGAATGAAGTGGGTTGGACTGCGAACATGATTGGTTTGCTTTGTTGTTTTAATTCTACAGGGTCAGGGTGGCAACTAGGGGTTGCCTGTGCCACTCATCCGATTGTCCCTCCCATCATGACGCTGTACTGAGAGATGGAGATGATCTTCATCAGCACGTATTCAAAATCGTCTTTGATTTCTTCTTTGTAGGCGTCTGCCGTTGATTGGCAATCAAAGAGACGAAGAGAATTGAAGGACTGGAACAGCTGTTCTAGTCCTTCGTAATGTCCGTCAAGATAATCACCACCGATGACGGCGTAGCATTTTGGGTCGTTCATGGTTTCGTTTCTCATGTGATTATTCTACAGGGTCAGGGTCTAGTGTCTGTCGCTGATGTTCCAGTTGCCCCACTGTCCTGCTGGCTCGAGTCCTGCCCTGATACGCTGGCGACGTTCGGTCTCTGCTGCCATCTGACGTTTGATGCTCTCCATTGCTGCTACCATCACAGGGGAGGGATTAGGAGAGGTGAGAAACATACCATCAGATGAGCGGGTGAGTTTGGTCATGTGCTTCGTTTAACTTCCTTAATTATAAGGGCGCAGTCCCGAATAAGGGTTGCCCACTGTGCCACTTGCTCAACTGATCTCTTCTGTGCAGACTGGTCAGTCCATACCCCTAAGATGGGGGAGCTGTGCGATGCCATGATTCGTGCTAGTATGGGTGAACTAAGCGGTCAGCTGACCGAGGTGTTACTTAGTGGGGGAATTGTCCCCCCTAAGTGTTATCAGGCAAACTCAGCGAATGTGTAACCGTTCACGAAATCATGGGTGACTTTGTTGTCACGAACGTACCATGCAAAATCCTTTTGAAAGACACCATCAGTGAATGCATTGCAGAACTCGTTGATGATAGCGTTCAGACGTGATTTGGTGGTGTTTGACTGCCAACCGCCATCGAACACGGTGACGAAATCATCGCCCACCTTAGCGATCAGGTTCCCATGCAAGCGAACCTCAGACACGCCATCGGTCGTGGTAACAGAGGTGTTTGCTTTTGACCAGTTGGCGTTGCCTTTGATAGCAGCGTTCATTTGGGATTCGATCTTACGCATGATTGGTTTGGTTGTTTGTCTTGAATGTATTGTTGCAAAGATGGGGGTGGATTGCAACCCCCTGTGTGACACTAGTCAGATTGGTTGGATTCGTCCACATCCATCATGATCATCAGGGCGAGATCGCACAGGTCATCGTCTGCCTCAAAGGGGACGATCTGTGCATCAACGAAATCCATGACCATCTCAAAATCTGCCTCAGGATTGGCGATGCAGAATCCTCGGATGCCTGCTGCTATGTCGTTGCGTGGATCGGTTTTGTTCATGACTCTACAATACAGGGTTTTGAGTGCTGTGCCTATTTTGTGTGGCACCTTGCCAAGTGTCATAGTCCAGCGATGTACTCAGCGAGTTCCTCATCATACTGTTCCTTGGTGTCAAACGTGCGACCATGGATTACACAGGGGAACGTCTTCTCACGACCTGCAGCAGCGACCATCTCGCAATCCTGCCGATCGTATCCCATCTCAACGAGGTTGTTGACGTAGGGGTTGTTGCTAGGTGTTTCGTTGTTCATGTCCTTAGTATAGACCCTCTCAACCAGCACTGCGCCATGACATGGACACTGCGTCAACCGTCACAGGGCATCCCTCGTATTTGTTAATCTCAGATGCTAGGATTGCAGCGGTCTGATAGTTATCAACTAACGTGGTTTCGTTAACACCTGATGTGCGATGCTTAATGACAAGGAATTTCATGATTAGAAAGAAAGTGAATAGGTTGTGGAAAAAAAGTTTTCCACAGGCAGCTGACCAGTTTGTGTTACTTAACCTCCAAACATGTCATCGAATAACTGTTGAGAATCACGTTGCAATTCTTCCCTGTGTTCTTCACACCAACGCTGATGATCTTCCATGCGTTTGATAGCTAAATCACGGGGCAATCCTTCGTGCATGATGATCTTACCGTTTGGCAGTTGATGCATGTACATTAAAAAATCCCGTCAACATGTATACAATACACGATCACGGGATGAATGGGAGTTATAGTAGACAGTTCAATAAGTGTCCTCATACTCATTGATTTCACGTTTGAACTTTGCTACCTTCTTTTTAGATGACCTTCGGACATTCTTTATGTTGTATCCGAAGTCCTCGAAATCGTCCTCCAATTGTTGTTGCTTACTGTGGTCTGAACTATTGTAACGCTTACTCATTGATTTAGAGTGTTTTTAACTCAAATAGTGATTTATTTAGTCACTGCAACTAGTTTACCCTCTTTAATACTAGTATTGACTAGTTTACCAATAGATTCTTCATTTTTCAGTGTATTTGACACTAATTCATTGAATTCTTCTGTATTATCACAGTTAAATTCATATTCTTTGTCGATATTACTGTTATATGTTACATATACAATATCTTTATCTACTTTCATAGTGAAAATAGCTGTACTATCATGGAATTCGTAAGTTTTCACAAACATTCTTGTAGTGTGGTTAAAGTTTAACTTGTGAAGAAACTCAAAAATCTTAAATTCTTACTTTTTAAACTTTCTTAAAAAGTCAAAAAAGTGAAAAAGTGAGATTTCTGTGTTTCTCCTAATATTATAAAGCACTTGGATCTGATTTGCAAGTGTTTTTGAGGTTTTGGGGACACTTTGAGAACTGGCACACCTCTGCTTGACTTTCGATAGGTTGGGCGCTAAGCCAACATCACCAGAGCACCTTCTGAGCACCTTCGCAGTATATTCTGAGACCCCTTGCAGTAACTACAGAGCACCTTAACATGTTTTTTCCACATATTTTAAAGGTTTTCCACAGGTGTTGTGGAAAACTCTAAAAACCCTGTCCACCACTGGAGCGGAGTACAGTTGTTCTAGTATCATTAACAATGACTACACACTTCTTCTCTTGTATCATGTTCCACGCTAGGCGAACACCATCATAATCCTCGTAATGATACTCTCTACCATCATCAAATTTGATTGTATAGATGTGTCTATCGTATGGTTTGTCTGATGTATGTGTGAACCAATCTGATTGTTTAATTGTTGGTGTCATCCAAATGTATTGTAGTTGTAGTGTGTACGTACAGGACGATGTACATATGCTTTGTGTCTAGCATTCATGTAGATCTTAAGCAATAGATCAGACGTAATTCTTTTTTGCTTTGAAGTACAGTTTGTAGTAGCGTTGTTTGATTTCATTAAGTGTGTCCATGTCATCTTTAAATCCCATGTATTTGAGATTTTGGTATGATCCTTCGAGATCACTTATGAGTAGTAGAAAGTTAGTTGGTGATGGTGGTCTACTATTAAACTCATATTCTGATAGTGACTTCATCTAGTGAGCTTAAACCGATACTGTTTAAGTTTATTGATGAGTTCTTTATCTTGTTGCCATTGATCACGATTCAATGCTATGAGCAAGCGATCAATTTCCTCTAGTGATAGTTTCATTGTGTGGTGTAATCTAGTTCAACTGAGTTGTATGTAGCATCATCATATGGTAGGAGGTCACTTGTTAAATCATACTGTGATTGGTCTTCAATTTCTTGATAGAACTCTTCGATAGTCATGATTTATGATGGCAAGTATACTAATTATACCACATTTAATCATTAACGTAACGTTGTGTTCTAACTGAACTTGATAATGGATCAGTGAGAGGTACACTGACGTAGCATTGTAGTTTGTAATCCTTTGGTTGTAGGTGTTGACGTTTAATCTGATCACATGCATGATCATAGCACATGAACCAAGATAGATTAAACTTTTTAGTACGTGGTTCTAACCTCCATGGCATTGAGTTATGTGGGAAGTCAGTAATCTTTTTGGATCTGGTGTGTTTGACTGTTAATGTATTCGTCGTAGATTTGGTCGTAGTCCTTGCCTTCGGACTCGCTTTCGAGATAGTGTTTGACTTCTTCTTCGATGATGACGTTAGGGTTGATAACTTGTCGTTTAGACATTGTTGTGTCTTCGATTTTGCTTTTACTGAGGATGATACTTTCTTGGTCGATTTGCCAGTCGATTTCTGTACCTTCGTCCCAACCGAGTTTTTGGATGATTGATTCTGGGATTTCGATGTAGAGTTCTTCTGTTTCATCTGTTCCGATAATAGTGAGTAATTCCATTAGGATTGATTTGCAATGAGTCCTAGTTCATAAGCACGAAGGAGAGATTCTACAATATTATGATCGACAGTTTTAATATTAAGATCTTGATCCAATTGAATATCAATATCGATATTCATCACCAGTTCGTTTAACTCTTCTGTCATTTGATGTACCCATTCTTACGTAACCATTCACCAGTCATAGGAGTCGGTTCATAATCTGTCCACATTGACTTGTTAGCGCAGCTCTGAAGTGCTTTCATAGTCATACCTTCAGTTCTACCTGCCCACTGTGCTTCTGCCTCCCATGGCACGGCATTTGATGGGTATGTACGCTCTGCAAGGGTTCTCCATAGCATAGGGACACTATCTTCAGGCATGATAATCGCGATCATACTATTGTTGATCGTACCTGCCATACAATCCTGTGCAGCATGCCATCCTTCATGTCTCATCAACATCATCAATGTACCAGGATCACCCATGTAATCCCTGTTGAGATAGAAGTTGTTAGTGACAGTATGATAGACACCACGATGATTGACTGGAAAATACTTACCATCAGCAAGATATACCTTGACACCAATCTGATTGAGTGTCATCAACATCATGTTGAATTCTGTTGAGTATGATGTGTATGCTTCCGTATTAGGATACTCTGCAGAGATATCCAATAGGGAGAACACTTCATCTACATCATCTTTACACTCACGTAGGAGCATACAACCCATGGAGTCATATGATTTGAAACCTTGCGTGATCTTGCTTTCATTAGCAAATACTGCTGCTGTTGCCGTAGTAGCAACGATTGCCGCTGCTACCATCATCTTACGTAAGATCATTGTTTTTGTTTTCCTGTCTAATCTTGTGCAATAAACCTTCAGCTTTTGCATGATCACCTTCGTTCAATGCTTCCATATACTTGATGATTAGATCACGCATTTCATCTGTCACAACATACTCATCACTCATTCTTCTTCAGGTAACGACATGTACAGACGTAGCAACTCTTCTTCATTATAGAATGAAGTTACTTCGTTCTCCATACCATCAGGATCCATCCACTCATAGAACTCATCAGCGAGTGCCATTGCATTGTCAATCTCATCACGCTCCATGAAATAACGGAAACGTGACACTACCCAATCATAAATGTCATCACGTTGTTGTGAGAGACGATCAACAGTAGCAGCGTCGTCAGTCATGTTGAAGTTGTTCATAGTTTGTTAGCGAAGAGGATGTTGGCGAGGTGATCGTACTGGATGAATTCTACATCCTTTGGGAGCAGAGAGACAGCAGCAGCTGCGAAATCGTTAGGAAACTTCTTAAACAAGCGCCAATACTTCAATTGACCATCATAATCTAGATCTTCATGCGGAAGCACACGGATCTCAAACTCTCCACGAGTGTAACGATTAGGGAATGGTTGGATGTACTCCCTAATGTGTTCAGCAAGCATGTTCATTTAACGAATACCTCATTGTTGTGTTCAATAGTGAGTGATTGCATGTCTTGTAGCATCTTGCACATGTATGCAACATACTCGACATCTTCATCACAGGGATTGAAGTCATAACTACTGTCCCAATCGACAGTGTTATCTTCAAATACAGGAGCACCAAACATATAACCTTCGTCATCAATAGCATATGCGTTGCCATCAGCAACGATATAGAAATTAGGGGCAGTCATGGTTGAGGAAAAAGTAAATGGACTTGAATACAGTGTACTATGTATTCGATTGCTTGTCAACCTCTCTGATACAGATAACCTCCTGCCCAGTCAGCATTCTCAAGCAACCACTCACGCTGCTTCATGATACGGAGATCGAAGCGCACACCTTTAGCAGGTGATTTCCATGATGCTGCTTTGTACAGTTCACCAGTTTTCTTGTCAACATATGCGTGAGCACTACGCTGATTGTTTACCATCACGATCTTGTGATACTTACGACCAGTGTCAACAACAAAGTTATACTCACTGATACCCTTCTCAAGTTTAGCAATACAGTCAATGTGATACTGTTTGCCATCACCTGCGGATGCCATGAAGAACTTGTGACGGCGAATACTCTCGTTGATGAAGTTCATGCGGAGTGCCTCACACAATGATAGAGTGTGAGCGAGCACTGCTTGTTCAATGTCCTTACGTGCTTCAGCAGATGCAGCGTAATCAGCGAATGTGGTGGTGGTCATGTCTGTTGTGTTGATGAACTTAGTATAGCAGTGATCAGGCGTTGCGGATCTCGCCACCGACCACTACGTCAGCTGGCACACGAGAGATGGTGTAGCGACGGATCTGACCCTCAAACTGTCTCCATGCCTCAACGGTCTCGTTCACGATGCGGTTGTGCTGACGATCCATGCCCTTAGCAGTGGTACACTTGCCACACTTGCGGAAGTACGTGATGGGGTGCTGGGGAGCATCAACAGTGTCGATCTCGATCTTGTAGAAGGAGTGCTTGACGATGGTGACGGTCATGGGGTGTGTCCCTTGCTGATGAATATAGTATAGCGTCTCTAGGACGGCAGACCGAGCATTTGGGTCAGTTCATCAACTGTCACCTCAAGCTCTGCTGCTTTCAGTTCTAGTGCCATCATACCTGCAGTGTCATCATCACTCATGTCCATTTCTTCCATGTCAGTGTGTGTAATCATCTTGTCAAACAACATATTGACGAAGTTGCGGTCATCTTGAGTGATCATTGTTCAGTTGAGAGAGAAGGTGGTTGTACAATTCTGCAGCATCAGTATTATAATGTGCAGAATATTGTTTTGTGTAACGTGCTGGACATCCCATCATTGTATCCAACATAAATCGGATCTGAGATGGTGTCAATGGCACGTCAGTGTATTTGATTGTCATAATGTACTAAGGAGGGTTACAGACCCTCCTAGGCACCTTACATGACATCAGAGGGACCATCGTCCAGTAATGGCATAGCAGTATAAGCAGTTGTTGTGCTTACATCTACAACTTTACCTGGACGTTTGTGGTTGATTGGGGAGAAATAGCATCGTTTTTTTGTGTTGTAAAACCCCCAGATTGTGCTAACTGGAGCGCCACTATTGTAATTGTAATGGTTAAGATGGTCACACCAGATACTAATAACGTTTGACTTAAAGTCAACGGTTCGATATCTGTATCCTGTTGGTGCGTCATGTGGGAAATCAGTTGGCAGATCGTTGGATGGTTGATTCATAGTAGTTCATCATCTTACTGTCACGCTCTGCTAAGAATAGCAGGTAGCATGTGATAGTGACAAAGGCAATAATGCCGCTTAGGAAAAAATGGGTGAACTTCATTAGATCAACCTACTGCCATTGGAGCGTACTCAGAGCGTGGCATCTGCTCAAGGTGGTAACCTGTGACCTCAGCACCGTTAGCGATGCGCTCTGCCCACTCATTACGTGCTGTGAGCATGGTGACAGTGCTGTAGGACTTGAGACCATTAGAATTCCAAGTGACGCGCTTCTGGAAACGCTTGACGATTGTGCCAGACTCTTCAGCGATGAATGCTTCAGGGAAGAAGTCAACGGTGGTGACGAGTGTGGTGAGTTGCATGGGGTGCCTTGCTTTGACTCTCTTAATATACATGGTTTTGGGGTGCTGTGCCACAATAGTGGACACTAGCTCAACTGTCCCCAAAGATAGGGATGATGTTAGTTTTTGCGTGTACCGTTCTGTTTATGTGCTGTTCCCACTGAGCGGCATCTTCCAAATTGTAGAAGATCGCTTCTTGGCGACTCTTCCTGTTTTTCTTGGACTTCATCCAAACGACTGCGTATTTCATGCCAAAAAGGGGGATAGACGAGAATTGTAGCATAGTGACGACCCCATCGTGAGTTTGCTGACTCAGGCAATGGAGTGTCGATGTAACAAATGCCAATGTAGCATTCATCTAGAAATGATATGTAACCTGTGAGACCGTTCCACTCTACAGGTTGGAGCAACTCAAAATCAGTCAACTTCATCAAATGGTTTGCGATCTTTGTTTTCTGGTTTGGGGAGACGGAACATCTCCTTCAGATCATTAAGATCATTCAGTTGTCGCTGTAGATTGTCAATCTGTGCTTGTAGAATCTGAAAGTTTCTATCATTGTTGTTTTGCATCATCAACATGTTGTTGAGTGCTTCTTTAAATTGTTCTTCGCTCATAATCAGTAACGTGGTGGAATGTTATCGTATGACCATTTAGTAGACAAATCTTCCATGTCATCTATAAGGCGGTGACCCATCATAAGATGTTTAAGATCATTGGCACGATCTAGTTGCTTCTGATGATATTGTATCACATCATCGACGCAAGATAACATCTCCTCATATATTCGTCGAGACGTGACTCTCTCATCTTGGAGGTAATCGTCGATAGCATCTTGCATGCGATCTTTACGCTGTTTGGCGTATTCGTCCTGGTGTACATAGGTTTCGTTTGTAAGATTGGGGCGTTCTTCACTAGTCATTAAATTCCTCATTTCTTCGCTGATCTAAGTATGAAATGATTTCTGTACGCCACTCCATCAGCTCATTAAAGCACTCTTGATTATGAGCACAGTTCCTAAGTTTGCTGTCTGGTTTCAACACGCTTTCATAAAAAAGTCCAAGTGCATCTTTACGTTTTTCATGCTTGGTGGCATCATTCCAGTCCATGTGTTTTAATCTGACTCCGTTATTTTATGCCATTTGACGAGGCATTGCAAGGGATATTTTGATTTCTTTACAATCTCTTTATGATTGGTCATCCACACGGTCAACTGATGCAATGTCACACACTGGCACCTCGTGCTCTCCACCAATGATGTACCAGTGCATTAACTGTCCATGATACTCTGGATGAGCAGCATACTCTGTAGTATACTCACGTTCACCACAATATAGGAGTTCACTTTCAGGAATACTATTCTCACGAAGCATTGCCTGCAATTGCATGTGTGTTAGATCACACGGTCTTGGCACTTTCATAGTGAATTGCGATTGACCAAATCATATCATGACACCATGAAGGTGTCAACCACCAGCTGGTGGTTCGATTGGTTGACTATTAATGTATGGAATAGTACCAGTAGGAGTAATCACATATGCTTTGATGTGATGATCATCATCTGGTAGGTTCTGTGGTTGTGGGAACCAATCAAAACAATTATCTACAGCAACTTGCTGACTATTAAAGAAGTAAATTACATCTTTTGCTTCAAATACAGCATCAATCTCTGCCTCTGGAATAATATAATTGCAAATTTCAACATCATCTGGATCTTGATCCACATAATATGCTTTTACAATTGCTTTCTTATCATCAGATAGGGCATGATATGCATGATTGTCGATAACTACTGCATATTTGTTCTCATTCTTAGCGATACGAGCACACACATCGTAGATACTATGTGGATTGAGTGAAATTAGTGCCATTATTATTCTCCTGCTGCAATTTGTTCAAGGATGCTATCCAAGTTGGTCTCTGTATTACTATCGAAGATCCTACTTACAGGTAGGGAATCAATATTATCAACAGCAATGGAGATAGACAGATATGTAAGGATTCTATCAGTGTACTTCTTCAATACTGCTTGATTAAGATAGAAGTAGTGATGCTTAGTATCTGCTAGATATTCTTCTGTATCACCATCAGCAACACGAGTTGCATACTTCGATGGTGTAATAGGGAATTCAACTTCTACTGCAGGGACACCTTTCTGATCACTAGGAATATCTCTTAGTTTCTGTCTGTATGTGACCCACTGAGCTTTAACTTCATCAGTTAGTGGAGAATCTGCTGCTTGTGTCCAATCACAATCCATAAGTAGGAACTTTCTCATCATCTTGAGTTTGTTCCAGTTGACCATATTATCTTTTGCATAGATGCTCTTCAATTTGGCATCTAGATCATAATCTTCAATATCTCTATAGTTGATGAACTTATCATGCAGAGTATTGTAAAGACCTTTGATCTCTGC